AACGAAATAAGAAGGCTTGAAGATTTTGATGACATGCCAGACGGGCAAGGGGAAATTTTCACAGTTAATGGCAACATGATCCCGCTTTCTGCCGTGCCTATGAATTTGCCAAAAGGTGCACAAAACGTTGTGAAATAGGCGTTTGTGTGGTATAATGAGATGTGGGATAGCGAATAGCTACGCGACAAGTAAGGTTCCCTGACTTTACTTCCCACACACGAATTCAGGGAGAATACTGCGGGGGGTATATTTTATATGGATTTAATGTATACGGTGTACATGCACACAGCTCCAAACGGAAAGAAGTACATCGGCATAACATGCCTTGGCATCGCTAAACGTTGGGGAAGTGGCGGCATAGGATACAAAAAGTGCCCATATTTCTGGAACGCCATTAAAAATCACGGGTGGGATAATATAGTTCATGAGGTGCTTTCCGAGGGATTAACAGAAGCAGAGGCCAAGCAATCTGAAAAAGAACTCATATGTTTTCATAAAACACGCGATTCTTTTTATGGCTACAACCTGACTGACGGGGGCGACGGAACATGTGGGTGGATTCCAAGCGCCAAAAACCGCGCAAATATGAGCGCGGCTCGGATGGGATGGAGCCCAAGCGCGGAGACTCGCGCGAAAATGAGCGTTTTGAAAAAGAATAGGCTTGTCACCGATGAAACGCGCGCGAAACTGAGCGCTTTCGGGAAAACACGAGTTCCATCAATCGAAACCCGTGCGAAATTGAGCGCGGCGCAGAGGGGCAAGATCGCCAGCGCAGAAGCAAGGGCGAATATGAGAGTAGCGCAGAAGGGCAAAGTTGTTTCCGCTGAAGCGCGTGCGAAAATGAGCGCGTCGTGGATGGGCATACCAAAAACCGCCGAAGCCAAGCAGAAAATGCGTGACGCGCACATTTTGCTTGTAAAAGATGTAGAACGCCTAACGATGGATGGAGAAGTCATTGGGCATTATGTTTCCTGTGGGGACGCGGCGGAAAAAACCGGAATAAACAAGTCGGGTATATGTCATGCTTGTTCAGGCCGGCACAAAACCGCCGGAGGCTTTATGTGGCGATATGTCACGAAAGAGGTTAAATGATGGATAATAAAAAATTCTGGGATTTCAAAGGGCTTGCCAATAAAAAAGGCGAGCTCTATTTGTATGGTCCTATAGGCGATGATTCGCTTTATGAAGATGTCGTTACGCCTGCTGCATTTCAGCGCGAATTGGCGTCTCTTGGGCAGATTGAGCAGTTGGATGTGTTCATAAATTCGCCGGGAGGGTCAGTTTTCTCCGGGATCGCGCTTTACAACATTTTGAAACGCCATAATGCAAACAAGACGGTCCACGTTGACGGTATAGCGGCCTCGGCCGCGTCGATCGTGGCAATGTCCGGAAATCGCATTGTCATGCCTCGTGCGGCTGTCATGATGATCCACCAAGCGTGGGGATGCGGCATCGGAAACGCAAAAGACATGCGCGCGCTGGCAGATGTGCTTGTAAAATTGGATGGGCAGCTGGCCGGTATCTACGCCGACAGAACAGGCAAGGAATCCTCTGTAGTTGCCAAAATGATGGAGGCGGAAACCTGGATGTCAGGCGAAGAAGCGTTGGCTGAAGGCTTTTGTGATGAAGTTGAGGAAGGCAAGGCGAAAATTGCAGCGTGCATAACCCCTGAATTTTTCGCCCGATACCAGCATCCACCTGCAGCACTTCACCCGCCACAGGCTGAGCCTGAGCCGGAGAAAGAACCTGAACCTGAACCCGAAACCGCCAAAAAAACTGGCGGTATTTTATTGCCCGTGGAGGCACCTGAACAGCCTGTCAACGGGGAGGTAATTCCTCAGCCCGTGTCAGATAAAAACCTGGATACCCTGACCGAACAACGAAAACGCCTGAACAAATCTATGGAAAAAATTACGGAGGTATGCAAACATGGCTAAACTTTTTGAAATGTTGCAGGATCGCGCGACGCTGGTTGCGTCTATGCGTGCAACAAAAGACAAGTACGAAAACACCGAAATGTCCGCCGAGGACGTGACTGCCTATGCAAAAATGGAAACCGACTTCGACGCGATGAGCGTCAAGATCAACGCCGAACAGAAGCAGATCGACCGTGAGCGTGTCATTGGTGAGAAGACCACAGAAGCCGTCGCTCATGGCGACACCACGAAGGCCGCGATGCTCACCGCGTTTAGCAACGTCCTGCGTCACGGCAATCAGGAAGCGAAGCAGATTTTCGCGGCGCTACAAATGGATAATCCTACCCAGGCTGGCTACCTGGTCGCTCCTGAGCAGTTCGTGAATGAGCTGATCAAGGAACTGGCAGACGCGACGTTCATGCGGCAGAAGGCCCGTGTGCTTCCCCCGCTGCGTTTTGCGCAATCGCTCGGCTATCCTACCCAGACGGCCGGCATGAGCTCCTTTGCCTGGGGCACTGAGCTGCAGGCCCCGACCGCCGACACTGCCCTTGCTTTTGGCAAAAGAGAGTTTAAGCCCCACGCCGGCACCAGTGAGATCTTGATCTCCAAAACCCTGGTTCGCAATGTGGCGAACATCGACGCCCTGATCCGTGCCGCAATCGCTGAGGAAGTTGGCGAAGCTCTTGAAACCGCCTACATGATCGGCGATGGCGTCAACAAGCCGTTGGGCCTGTTTGTGGCATCCGCTGACGGCATCAACACTGATCGCGACGTGTACCTTGGCAACACCGCCACAGAGATGAAATTCGACGGCCTGATCGAGGCCAAGTATGCCGTCAAGCAGGCGTACCAGGCCAACGCTGAGTGGATCTTCAATCGCCTTGCCGTCAAGCAGCTGGCGAAGCTGAAGAACTCTGACGGTCAGTACATCTGGCAGGCAGCCGTCACCCTGGGCACTCCTGACATGCTCCTGGGCAAGCCGGTCAACATGACCGAATTTGCACCCAGTACCTTCACCGCCGGCCTGTATCTCGGTCTGTACGGCGATCTGAAGAACTACTGGATCGTGGACGCCCTGAGCATGGAAATCCAGGTGCTCAATGAGCTCTACGCCCGCACAAATCAAGTGGATTATTTGTGCCGCATCGAAACGGATGGCGCCCCTATCATGCCGGCCGCCTTTGCCCGTATCCGCCTCGCCTAACCAACAACATACTGTGGAGGTATTAACATGATTCTTTCTTTTCTCAAGGAAGCCAAGTTTGACAAGGTGCTTGTCGCTACGGTGGCGGGCACCAATGATACCCTGTCCGGCGATATCCTGGACCTGGCCGACTGTGACAGCGTTGTCGGTGTAGCGATCCTGGGCGACGTACTGATAACCAGCGTCGTCACCCTGAAAGCCTTCACCGGCGCTGAACCTGCTCTGGGCGATGGCGCTTATGAAGCCGTGACCGCAACTATCACTGCTGCGGCCGCCACCACCGCGGACGACAAGCTGCTTGTGCTTGATGTGATCAAGCCCGGCAAGCGCTACTGCCGCTTTGATGTGGTCAGGGCGACCGCCAACGCCGTGGTTGATGGCGTGATCGCCGCCCGGTATAATTTCCGGCTTATCCCGACCACGCAGCCCGCTGATGTGGTTGCAAACGCAATTAACATCAACTGACGATTGACACGCCTATAGAAGGGGCGCACATCAGCGCTCCTTCTCTATTTAAGGAGGTTTAATAATGGCAATTCCTGATGGATACAATACCATGCCCACGGAGCAGTTTGTCGGCACAAACGATGCTAACAACGTGTTTCAGAGCGATCTTGTCGTTCCTAACGAGGACGGCTCCATGTTTGAGCGCATGGAGGACTTCAAAGCCAAGCAGTGGCGCGGCCTGAGCAAGGCGCTGCTCGCCGCTGACCTGACCGGCGCCGCCGTGACCCGGTTTACCGTGTCAGGCGTCGTCAAGGTTGTAAAGCTGGGCCTGCACATCTCTACGGCGCTCCCGGCCGGCGCGAACACCCTGAAGCTGCAGCACACGCCCACGGGCGGGAATGCAACCGATCTGTGCGGCGCGACCGACACGGCCAGTGCGGCCGTAAATACCCTGTTCCTGGTGGATGGTGTGGCAGCGACTGGCTTAGTGAAGGCAGCGACCGCCGGTATCGGCATCGCGTCTGAAGATTCCCACATGCCCCTCATCCTGGCGCCCGGCCTGATCAAGACCGTGTTCAGTGCCGCCGCGCCCGCCACCGGTGCAGCCACCATCTTCATCGAGTACGTACCGCTGACGGCGGGCGCGTCCATCACCTAAAGAAAGGGCCAAACAATGAAATACGCAGTAACTACCGCGCCGACCGTTGAGCCTGTGACGCTGGCGGATGTAAAAATCCACCTGCGAACGGTGACGGGCGACACATCCGAGGACGCCGCAGTCATCACGCCGCTGATCACGGCGGCGCGGGAGTACTGCGAGAACGTGACGGGATTGGCGCTGGCAGCACAGACCGTCAAAGCCTATCCGGATTCATGGGGGCTGTGGCGGCTGCCACGGTCCCCGATTACTACCATTACGTCCATAAAATACTACGATGTGGACGATACCGTATACACATTGGCCGCAACGGAATATCAGGTTGACGCCATAGACGGCCGGATCAGTATCCTTGAGGATCCCGGTATTGAGTTACGGGCGCTGAATCCCATTGTGGTCGAGTACACGACCGGATTCACCACAGGCAACCCCTGCCCGATGGCGATACGTCAGGCCATGCTGCTGTTGATTGCACATTGGTACCAAAACCGGGAGGCGGTATCTGTGGACGCGACCAGATCCATGCGTGTGGGCACAGCCAGCCGCGAAGTTGACTACAGTGTCGCCCGGTTACTAAGTCAGTACAAAGTGTGGTGGTCATAAATGGCAAAAACTGCAACGGCGGGCGAAATGCGGACACGGATCACGGTAAAGAAGCTGACTGTAGGCATTGATGCAGACGGTTATCCAACGGAAACCTGGGCGAATGTACTCACCGGAACCAGCATGATCCGGTGCAAGTGGGTCAGCGCTCATGGCAAAGAAGTTATGGAAAATAACCGGCTTGATCTGGGCCAAATTGCCACAATCACACTCAGGTACACGAGCCTGATTGATCAGCGCTGCAGGGTATGGCACGAGGCTGACACGACCGACGCGCTGGCGTGGGAGATTGTCAGCATCAATGACCCGGAGGATCGTCACGCCTTCCTTGAGATTACCCTGAGACGGGCGGTGGTCGCATGAGCACCGAAAGTACCCTAATCACGGCGCTGGCGGCCACAAGTGTGCCGGTTCAGCAGGATGTGTACACCGGCACGGCCACGACCTACATCACATTCAACTACTGGACCATCCCCATCTGGCATCGGGACGACGCGCCCGAATATGAGCAGATTATGATTCAGGTTCACCTGTTCGCGCCGCTTGCCACCAACATCACGACACTCAAAAAGCAGATCAAGACCCTGCTGTACGCGGGTGGATATGCCTACCCGGAAACAATCAACCTGACAGACGACGTGAACGGCCGTCATATTGTGTACGACACGCAGACAAGGGAGCTGATCGTCTGATGGTGGCGACGATCAAGACCCAGGGCTTTTTGGAGTTGGCAGATGAGATACAGAAGTTGGCCGACCAGTTTGTCGACAGCGGCCTGGGAAAGCTGGATGCGATCGTCAAGATGGCCGCGGAGCCCATCAAAGAACAGGCGATCAGCAACGCGCCAAGGGGCGCAACGGGAGACCTGAAGGGCGCTATCGGCATCGGCAAGAAAATATACAAACGTGGCGACAAGTGGGGCGTCACCGTAGGCGTGCACCGCAAGGACTGGCATCACGAGGATTACTACCCCGCCTATGTGGAGTTCGGCCACGGTGGACCCCATCCTGCCCCGCCGCACCCTTACCTGCTGCCGGCCTTCGACGCCAAGCAAGAAGAGGCTTACGGCATCATCAAAGAGCAGCTGAGAGCAGCGCTCGAACAGAAAACATGAGGTGAAATACAATGGCTGATCCTAAATCCCCAATTGGACTCAAAAACCTGGTGACGGCTGAACTGCTGACCGACACTGTGGCAGAAACCACATATGGGGCGGTTGAGTCTGTTGTCGGGGCAATCACTATCAAAGTGTCGGATGACAGCGGAAAGGCAGACGTCCAGTATGCGGATGACGCTGAGTACGACAGGCTTCATCCGCTGCCCAAACTATCCTTTAGCATGGAAACGGCTGATGTCCCCCCTGCCTGGCAGGCCAAGTTTTTCGGGCACGCGGTTGATACCAATGGCGTGACGGTGGGCAACCAGGTCGATAATCCGCCATACCGGGCCTTTGGCTACAAGAGCAAGAAGGCTGACGGCACATACCGCTACGTGTGGCTGTACAAATGCATCCCGGTCAAACGCTCAGGCGATCATGAGCACGCCACCGAAGAGGCTGATAAGGTTAACCGCAAGACCAGCACCATTGAATGGGAAGCCGTGCCCACCATCTACACGGGCGAGTACAAAACATTTGTGGATGACGATACCACTGCCTTCGCAAGCGCAAAGGCAACCTTCTTCAATGCACCCTATGTCGTCGTAACCGGCGGGGATATTGAGATCAGCGTGCAGCCGCTTGATCTGGCGCTGGCTGCTAATGCGGGCGGGGCTCTCTCTATCACAGCGTCCAATACCCCGACCTACCAGTGGTACAAGGCGACCGCCAAGACCTATGCAAGCGGCGTCGTGTCCACCTATACCGGCAACGCAACCGCGTCGCTCACTATCCCGACCAACATCGCCACCGCAACGCACTATTTCTACTGCAAGCTGTCCAAGGCTGGGTTCAGGGATGTCTATTCGGAGATTGCAGTTATCGTCGTTCACGCGTAAGCAATCGGGGCGGCTCATCATGGGTCGCCCCTTTCCTGTAAAGCATGAGGAGGCAACATGTTCACCATCGAGGTAAAAGGCAAGACGTACAAAGTTAACAAGGTAACGCCGCGGGCGCTGTACGAGATGCAGCCTGCTTTGGATATGTTCAATAAAATCAATAAAGTTACGCAGCAGTCGTTGAAGGGCGAAGTCATTGAGACGCAGCCGGACGACATCAAACAGGCGATGGATGTGCTGCTGGACTGGTTCGTCATCTTCTGTGGAAATCAATTTACCAGGGAGGACCTGCTGGACGGCTACAGCGCCGACACCATCATGACGGACATCGGCGTGGCGATACGTTCCGTGCAGATGCAGGTCACCGACGCGCTCACTGCTTTCCCTACGACAGCGAGGCCGTCAAAAAAGACGGCGGAGACAGCGAAGCCGGCGTCCGCGACCTCGCGCTTCATATTTACACCGATTGTATGGATAAAGGAATTACTCCGCAGGTGACGGACGAAATGGACGCTTGCTTTTACATCCGTATGAAAATGTGGCAATTGAGCAAACTGCACCCGCCTAAAAAGGAAGCGACAATCGAAGACTGGATTTTCTGAAGGGGTAAAAGATGGCTGAAAACAAATACCTTGTCTATATTCACACAAGCCCGTCGGATAAGAAGTACGTTGGACTAACGCATTGTACAACGGCTAAGCGATGGAATTGCGGCAACGGATATAAAGACAGTCCTCATTTTTTGAGCGCTATTCGGAAATACGGTTGGGACTCGTTCTCTCACGAAGTTGTTGTTAAGAACCTCACATTAGCAGAGGCAGCGTCACTTGAAATCATGCTCATCGAGTTCTATGAAACAACAAACTCAGAATTTGGCTACAATTGCAGCTCCGGAGGAGAGAGTGGCGGAGCGGGATGCGTCATTTCTGACGGAACCAGGGCAAAGATTAGCGCAGCGATGAAGGGCAGAACATTAACCGCCGAACATTGTGCGGCCATTAGCGCTGCGCGGAAGGGTAAAACATTCACCCCCGAACATCGTGCGGCTATGAGCGCCGCGTTGAAGGGCAATCAGCGCGGTCTTGGTCATAAGCACACCGTCGAGGCCCGGGCAAAGATGGGTAAGCCACAATCGGCTGAACACCGCGCAAATATTAGCAAGTGGCAGAGTAAACCGGTTACGCAGTATTTGAATGGTAAAGAAATAGCGAGGTTTAAGTCTGCCGCAGCCGCAGCCGCAGCCGAAATCACAGGGTATGCAAACGGTAACATTTCGAGATGCTGCACCGGAAAACGCAAAACAGCCGGCGGATATTCCTGGGCCTTCACACAACGTGACACAAGCATACAGAAAAACGAGGTGGGGCAACCAATATGGCTGAGTCAATCAGAGAATTAGTGGTCACGCTGAGCTTGGAAGCTGGCACATTTTCAAAGACGTGCAGTGATATAAATTCACAAATCAAGGGTGTCGAGGCGGAGTTCAATGCGATTACCACGGGTGTGGACAGTTGGAAGACAACGATAGAGGGGCGCAAGGCAAAACTGGACGCGCTGACCGAGACATTTGGTCTGCAGCAGACAAAGATCACAACAATTGCCACTGAACTGGGCAAAGCTAACACAGCATTGGCGGCAGACCCCGGCAATCTTGGCGCTGCCAAAAAGGTGTCGAGTCTGGAAACGCAGCTTAACAACGCAAAAACTGCGGCGGCATTGACCAAAGCCGAGATTGAAAAGCTGAATCAGATATCTCTTACCGCATTAGGCACAAAGCTGACTAATTTCGGATCCACCCTGAATAGCTTCGGCAGGAAGTTTTCCTTGTACATCGGTGGGCCGTTGGTCGCGCTGGGTATCAAGAGCTTTAACCTGGCACAGGACTACGAGACGGCGATGAGCCGGCTGCAAATCGCCACGGGCGGCACTGAGGAAACAATGGCCTCACTGGACGCGCAGGTTTTGTCAATGACAAGCGAAATCCCGATGACGTATGTGGAGCTGACCGATCTGATGACCAGACTGGCGCAAGCAGGCGTGCCCATTGAGAACCTTAAGCAATTCACTGCCGCGATGGCGGGGCTTGGTGCAACGACCGACGTGGGGGCAGTGGAAAGCGCCCAGGGTGTCATGCAGTTTTTGACCGTGCTGAACGAATCGCCTGAAAAGGTCGGCAATATGGCCAGCGCCTTGTTGGTGCTTGGCAACAATTCCGTTTCCACAGGCGCGGAGATCTTTGCGATGGCGCAGCGGATGGCCGGCATGGGTAACCTGGCCGGGCTGAACGCGCCGGAGATACTATCGTTGGCCGCCGCATTTTCCTCCATGGGTATCAACGCCGAGGCAGGCGGCACGGCCGCGGCAAAACTAATGAAAGAGTTCGCTCTGGCTGCTGAGACAGGCAAAGGCGCCTATGCGTCGGTTGAGCAAATTAGCGCCGTGATGAAGGTCAGTACAACTGATTTTACCACCATGTGGGCAGCGGATCCCGCCGCCACGATGGTTAAGTTTTTTGACGGGCTGGCCACAGGCGCGGCAGACGGAAACACCAGCGTGCTGGCGATGCTTGACAGTCTGGGATTAACGGAGGCCAGGTTGAGCAATTTGATCGCCGTGGCGGCGTCCAACCCGGACTTCTTTAGCGAGATGCTGGCGACCGGTACCGCGGCCTGGGAAGACAATACGGCGGCGGCAGAGGCGACCACGACAGCCTATAGCACATCCGAAAGCCAGACGGCGCTCAGTATGAACGCCATTGAAAATGCGAGCGCAGACATGGGCACTAACGTGGTGGACGCAGTGCAGCCGATCATTGATACCATCGCGGATTTGGCGACGGAATTTGGCAAGCTGGACGAAGCGACGCAAAGCAACTGGGTCAAGGTCGCAGGTGCGTTGGTGCTGCTTGGCCCGGCCGCGATTGGTATCGGAGGAGTTGCTAAGGGTATTGGGGAGATGATCGGTCATCTCGTTAAGCTGGACGCAAACGGCGTCAGCAACTGGTCAAAATTGATTGGCTACTTCAACAGCCCATTCGGGGCGGGCGTCTTAGCTGCTGTGGCTATAGGTGGGTCAATCTATGTACTCGACCAATACCTGACCAGCATTTCCGGCAACACAACCAATATCATCAGCGGTCTCAAAAATATCGAGATCGGCCTGGATGAAACGAAGTACAAGGCGGTCACTGACGCGCTGGCACAGGTGCAGGCCCAGGCTGACGCGCTGTCCGGCAAGACAGGCGAGTACAACCAAAATGTGTCCGTCGCCGTCAAAGCCGGATACGGCACGGAATCCATGTACGGCACCGCGCTGGGTTATGAATCTTTGCTGACTGAGCAGGAAATAGCCAGTATTGCCGGGCAGTATGCCGCTGAGGTTGACCGACTGAACAGTGCTATCGGTGCGGCAAAGACCGCGTCGGAACAAGCTGCGCTGGCCACTGAGCGCAATCGGGTTCAGGCGAAGTGGGATACAGACGTTGAGGCGGCAAAACAATACCACATGAACCAAGTATCTGCGCTTGTGGCTGGGATGATGGCCGCGGATCCGGAGGCGAAAGTTGCGCTTGAACAGGCGGCCAAAGATTAT